ATCTGGCACTTTAGGGGCTAGTGCTGAACCTGATATTGAAGCCCCTGCTAAAGATACTGCTCCTACTGCTGCATAATATCCTGCTGTTCCTGCCGTAAAACCCATAGTTTCTACTGCTAGGTAAGGTGCATATATTAATAGGGCTATTCCTACAACTGCTTTTACTGTTTTACTCATCTCGTACTCTCATTATTTTATCCTTTTTTTCTATATCAACTAAGCAAGGCTTGCCCCCTCGTAGTCTTAAAGTCATATACTTGTATTGATTAATAGCAATTCCTATACTATCTTTAGTTAATATTATATCGTTTTCCCGTGCAAAAGGCACAGTATCACAAAAGCTTTCAAAATAGCTATAATGTATTTTTCTAGCCAAATACTTGCTTGCGTTTATGCTGAAATGTTCAAAGTCAGCCTCGCTGTAACATCTCCATTCCTTAGGTATTCTATCCCCATAAACAGACTTTAATCGCTCGTAAGAGTAACTAAAACAATTGTGCTTCATTAAATAACTTTCTCTCTTCCCCAATAAATCTCTTCAGTAATGGCTTCAATAATGCTAGTAAACTCATTTTGGTTAAATGTTCTGCTTGGATATGGCTTACTCCAATTTGTAAATAGTGAAGTTAGTGTGGCACTTAATGACTGCTCTGTTGCACTAAAAGTATCAATAATCCCCTCAAATAGTATGTACTGGTCTTTAGATAGTCCTGAGATATCTAGCTTAGGATAAGTATCTAAGTTATCTCCATAGCCATATTCGTATGTTTCGCTATCTATAACATCACTTGCTGGTGTATAAATAACTCTTTCAATCTTGCATTTATTGTTTCGCCACTCACTTGATAAAGCTTCAGTTGTTAAAGCTCCTGATACATTGTCTATTGATAGATTAATACTATCAGACTGCATTGAGCCGTCCTCTGAAAGTTTATCAAAAGTAATAGCTAGTGGTGTGTATTCTACCCCTCCATCATTTACGAATATGTCGTGGTCTGTAAACCTCAATGTTTCTTTAAAAGTCCCATCAAGATTATACATATCAAACTCGAATAAATGAAGTATTGCTATAGCATCATTGTTTCTTGCATTGTTAGTTATCGTTTTACTCATTATATCCAGTAGTCCTCTTCTATATAATTGTTGCTATCTTCCATATACTCGCCTATGTAGATAAAGCCTAAACCCTTGAAGTCAAAAGTTGCTTTAACCACACCACTAACTTCACTTGATTGGTTAAGTGTTGTTATTCTTACTATCCCTGAGTAAAGACCTTCAGCTCCCAAATGGACTGCCATATCTATTCCTACTCCTGTCAGTAGAGAGTTCATCAGTACTTGTTCTGCACTGTTTCCTGCTTGAAAATAACAGTCTAACTGTCCTGACCAAGACTTTCTTCCTGCTTGTTTCTTATTCCAAGAACTCCCAAAAGTAGTGACATTGAAAGTCTCCTGCTTAATGTCTAGCTTATAAGTTTTAACATTTCCTAGGTTTGTCCCATTAAATCTTACTCTAGCATCTCTTCCTCGTATTGCCATATTATCTCACCTCTATAAAATCTGCTGTTGATTGATATAAACCATCAAGTCTTCTTTGATATTTGAAGCTGTCCTGCATAAATTTAGCATTAATCTTAGTGTATATACCATCATCAACCAATAAGTGTGTGGCTGGGTTAGGAAAATCTGAAAATTCATTTATTAAAAAATCACTATTGATATAATCATCTACATTCTCTAAATACAACCCACTTAAATATAACTGTAAAGTATAATATTCGTGTGGTACATAACCCCTATCAGGTATTCCAAACTCTCCCATTATACCACTCTTTTTCCTATAGAAAGTTAATAGCTTAATAAAATCAGTTTCTTCTAGTAACCAAGTCATAGTCCAAGCTCTTTTAAGTCCCTTGTCTTTTATGTGTCTTCCACTAATACCGATATTGCTCATTATTGACTGATTAGAGTACTTGTAGCTTACTTGATTTGGTTGTGCATCTTCCAATACATCTATAAAGCTTTCATCTGTTGTAGTCGTTGCTGTGTAGCTACTAGACTGAGAAAATAAGTCTTGATATGCACTAAAGTTAAAAAACACACTACTCAGTAAAGTTATTCTTCCACTTAGTATTTGTGGCTTTTTAGCATCTGCTGTGAACTGAAAGTCTTTAAATATAAATACCTCAGCATCATTAGTCATTAGTTGACTTCTTTTGTCTATACTGTTATCGAATAAACATTTGAAAGTATTAGCAAAATTAGATTCATAAACACTTCTCAATGATTCATATTTAACTAGAGTGATGTTTGAATATGTCAAAGTTATGTCAAATGATGGTATTGAACCGCCTACAACTCTTTGT